ATGACAAAGGTTATACACGTGCATTTGATACAGGGGCGGAAGAACTATTACTTCGGCTCAATTCCGGCCATATACAGTGTTCTGACAGCAGATGAGATAGGGATAAAGCAGTGCTCTCTGGAGCGTGCCGGACTGAGCAAAGGCGGCGTTGTCTTGAATAAAAAGGCGTGTATTATGGCGGGTGAACTTATACGGTCAAAAGCGATAAAAAAGAGATAAGTTTGAACGGCTAAAACGCTGATAGAACAATAGTTGAACGGTTTCCGACTGGTATTTGAACAGTCGGAAACCGTTTTTATGTTTCAAGAGGTTGAATATAGGGTGATTTTATGAGTAAAAATGGCTTTGGGTTTACACTTGGGTTTGCGATAGGGTTTGCAGTGTAAAACGAAATGTGTCGATAGGGTTTGCATTTGGGTTTGCACTTTTTATATAGTTTTGCCCACATTACCCCCCCTAATAATGACGAGAAAAAACGGATTGACACCGATTTTTGCCGTTTGCCCCCCCCATCTATTCCACATTACAGGGGGTATAATACCAGTATTGGAACGCACGAATAATTAGGTAAATCTTGTATTTACAAGGCTTTCGGGGGGTGTTTAGCTAAGTCCTTCCATAAAAAGTGTGCGTGCGGTCTGTTTTAAGGGCATATCATGCTATTATAAGGGTGATTCGTCTATTGTTATTTGCTCATTTAGGTGCTGTCAATCTTTGATATGTTGTTTTGAAATCGAAATATTGGTATGTGCCATTTTTCTTTCCTTTTATTCCTTTATGTTGTGTGACTGTTTTATCAAAGAAATAATAGGCAGTATCTGTAATCTGTATTCCTCCTTCATTCCTTTTTATGACAACCGGTTTCATAACCATTGAAGTATCATAAGTGAAATGTAAACTTTCTGCTTGTAAAGAATCCTCAAGTTGGTGTGCTAATTTTATTTTACTTTGCACTTTGTCTAAATCGGTTTCTATATTAGCAATACCTGCCCACTGCTTTAAGAATTTAAGATCCTCGCTCACTTCCTTATTTATCTTGTCTATTTCATCTTTCAACTGCATCCCCTTCTCGGTTTCTTCAAATTTCAATTGTGCAGGTACCAAAGGACCGTATGAAACGATAGTTGCTTCTTCTCCAGCGTTGTTCATAAGCCTAAGACCTTTTTTTATAAAATCTACTGCTAAATCATCTTTTGTCTTTTGGCAAGATGTCAGTGTTGCAATAATAGCAAACAGGAAAAAGAGTTTTTTCATACTTGTATAATTAAAAGGATTTGCTATATCATGCAATTGATGCGCACAGAGGCTTTGACGAGTGCAAGGGCTGTAATTCGCCGAAAGTCTATATCGCGCGGTGCATGTGCGGGGTTCTCTGATCCGAGTGTGATAAATGGTTCACCTTTTTCGGACTTGCGGATATACTTTACCACAATGTAGTCGTCGCCGTCAATATCATACGAAAGGAGGTACATTTCGCCATACAGCAGGTTATTGATGTCGAGTGGCATCTGCTTATATAAAATGATGTCGCCAGATTTGAGAAGCGGATACATGGAATCTCCGACGATATGGATTGCGCCATCACATTTAGGCAGGTTGGGTATTTTTATTATGTCTATTATATTCTGCCGGTTATTATCGAAAAGAGCCCGTAGCCCTGCTGACGCCTCGAAGTCATACAGGTAGACAGCCTGTGTTTCCTCTTTCTTTTCTGTACTTCTGGGCTGATGTATTGGCTTTATCTCAATCTGTGGCTCCTCCGAATGCTTAGATTTTAGCATATCACCTTCGCCAGTAAGCAACCATTCGGCTGATATGTTAGGATATGAAGTTAAAATTTTAACCAGTACATCACCTCCAGGTTGACTATATAAGTTTTTGCCCTTAAAATTACTATCTGCCACGCCAGTGGCTTGATAAAAGTCTACCTTCTTGATACCGTTATATTCAAGAAAGGACAAAATTCTTTCTTTTATAGTGGAAATTTTATCCATTTTATTTTGTTGGTTGAGATTTTAACCTTATCTTTGCAACGTGTTAATGATATTAACAGCGCCCAAAGATACGAAAAACGGGTGTGATTTGCAAATTTTAATAATTAAAGAATATGAATGATAATCTTTTAGACAAAGTGAGTGTTGAAAAATTGGATGCGTTGCTTGATGCGCTGTGTGAGGTTATAAGTGATATGAGAGGAGCCGAGCCAGAAAAGGAAAAACGCTATCAGGACGAAACATACTCCACTTGCATGGTACTCAACAGTATGGTCTTCGACTCCTTAAAACGAAGAATCAACAAGCAGCAAGAGGGATAAGCCACAAGCGGGTAGCACGGACTGCCAGATCGCTCCTGCAGGGTTCGACTCCTTGTACCCTCACCATGAAGAAAATAATTCAAAAAGCAACAGTATGGAAAAAAAGATTTTTGTAAGCGAAAAAGCCAAGGCGCACCTCAGGAAGGTGTTTAAGTGTACAAACCCGATGGTCTGGAAGGCACTGAACTTCAAAAGCGACAGTGAACTGGCGAGAAAGATACGCTTCACGGCCCTGCAGCAGTTGGGTGGCGTAGCCAACTGGAAGCCTGAAGAGGTGGAAACGACGCATGAGGAAACGGAACGGACAATGACGCTGCATTTCGGTAAGCGGGTGCAGTTGGTGTATGATCGCAAGGACGGCAGCAGCCATGTGCTTGTGGACGGTTTAGAGCGTCGCTGCGAGCCGGGACTGGGCATTCCAGAGTTTATGGCGTTGAGTAACGAAGTAGAACAAATGGCAATGAGCCTGTAAACCAAGTGGGATGGAGTACTTCAACAAAATATTGTGCGTAACCTACGCGGAACTGACGGAAGGTTCGGAGGCAGTAATAAAGTCTTCCACTTTACTTTCCAATGTTTGGCGTGGTAATATCGCCAGCGTTCACCGTGGAGGTGGCGAGGGCGGTCAGGCACTCTACGCATGGAGTTCCCTCCCTCAGAAATACAAGGAACGGTTCATGGCAAAGTACGGCGATCCGGAAGAGAAGATGAAGGAAGCAATGACGAAAGACCGCATACGGCTTGACGGCGAGGCCCGGAAGTGGTATGAAGTGTTCACCTACGAGAAGAACGGTCAGGAGGAACATCTGACAGAGAAACTGATTGAGGAGTACACCATCAATGCCAGCGTGCTGAAGGAATTGCTGAAGATGATGTCGCAGCGCAGGGCTATCCGCCAGAGCCTGAACGGAAGTATGGCAGGGGCCTGGGAGGTTATCTATCAGAGTTCGGAGGCTATGCGTGAAGAGTACGGGCACACGCTGCCCCAGAACGCCGCGAGGCTGAAGGCGAAGATCAAAGCTTTCAAGGTCGGCGGTTATCCGAGCCTTATCAGCGGTAAGATAGGCAACAGAAACACGCAGAAGATTACCGACGAGTTTGGACGGTTGCTGATAGCGCTGAAGCGTTGCCGGGTGCCCGTCTATACCGACACGCAAATTTTTGAAGAAGCGAACAGGCGTGCGGAAGCCAACGGTTGGAAACCGCTGAAAAGTCTTAGCGGCATGAAACGGTGGCTGAACAGCGCGGCAATCATGCCGCTGTGGTATGACGCCGTATATGGCGAGCAGGCTGCAAGGCAGAAGTTCGGACGCAAGCACCGCACGGCATTGCCGACTAAGCGCGACGCTCTGTGGTACGGCGACGGCACGAAACTGAACCTGTATTACCGGGACGAGGACGGCAAGGTAAGGACTACGCAAGTGTATGTGGTGATAGATGCCATGAGTGAGGTGATGCTGGGCTGGCATATCAGCGAATTGGAGGACTACGAGGCGCAATACCATGCCTACCGCATGGCGATACAGACGGCCGGGCACAAGCCTTACGAGATAGTGCACGACAACCAGGGCGGGCACAAGAAACTGAACGCAGACGGACTATTCAAAAAGCTCTGCCATATACACAGGACCACACAGCCTTACAACGGCGAGTCGAAGACGATTGAGTCCGTATTCGGCAGGTTCCAGCAGCAGGTGCTGCACAAGGACTGGCGCTTCACCGGGCAGAACATCACCGCCAAGAAGATGAGCAGCCGCCCGAACCTTGAATTCGTCGAAGAAAACAAGGACAGCCTCTACACGCTTGCCGAACTGAAGGACGCATATACCCTTGCCACGAAGGAATGGAACGAGATGCGGCACCCTGCCTACGGCACGAGCCGGATAGAAGCCTATGAGGGCAACGTAAACGAGGAAACACAGGAAGTTACGGCACACGATATGGTGGACATGTTCTGGGTAACGGTGAAACGCATGAGTACCTTCACAGACCAGGGCATTACTGTAACCATCAAGGGCAAGAAGCGGCAGTACGAGGTGATGGGTGAACCTGGTGTTCCCGACCATGAGTGGCGCAGGCAGCACACATACGAGCGTTTCGTGGTGAAATACGACCCTTACGACTTCGGCAGTATACGGCTCTACAAGAAAGACGCTGACGGCAGTCTTCGATTTGAACGTGTGGCGGAGCCTTATTTGGTGGTACACCGTGCCATACAGGAGCAGACGGATGGCGAGGCCGCCTTCATTCGCCAGGAGCAGACTGCCAATACCGCAGACCGTATAGAGCGCACTGTGGCAGGACGGAAGATCGAGCAGGCTCACGGTGTACTGCCGGAGCAGCACGGCCTGCGCAGCCCGAAACCAAAGGGTATGACGGCCGCCGAGCGCAGGCAGATAGAGCGGCGCACGGGCATCTACAGCCAGCAGCCGGAGGAGTACAAACTGGGCAGGAAAACTAAGAAAGTGAGCCTTGAAGACTGGGCAGATACAGAGGCTGTCGTGGTGGATTTCAAACAGACGGCTGGAAAATTGTAAAAGTTAAACAGATTAAATGACAATATTATGAAACTGACAAGGAATGAGAAAGAACGGATACAGGAAGGGCTGCGGCAGTATGTGGCCAAGTTCCCAAGCCAGAACAAGGCAGCGCAGAGCCTGACGGGTACGAGCAGTGCCACGGTGAGCAGCGTGCTGCAGGGCAAGTGGGAGAACATCAGCGACGACATGTGGCGCAACCTCGGCACGCAACTGGGTACCGGTACAGGTGCAGACTGGCAGGTGGTGGAAACCAAAGCCTTTCAGGAGATGGTGTTCGCAATGCAGGATGCACAGACGGTGAAGAATGTAACATGGGTGGTAGGCGAAGCCGGATGTGGGAAGACCACCACGGCGAAACTCTACGCCACGGAGCACAGTGAAGTCTTTTATATTCTCTGCTCGGAGGACATGAAGAAGAGCGACTTCATTCGTGAGATTGCCCGGCGTATCGGGCAGAGGACCGAGGGCTACAGCGTGCGTGAATTGCTGGACCGCATCATCGATGACCTCATACAGATGGAGGCTCCGCTGCTGCTCTTCGACGAGGCGGACAAACTGCCGGAACGGGTGTTCCACTACTTCATTGACCTGTACAACCGGCTGGAGGACAAATGCGGTATGGTGTTCCTCTCAACGAGCTACATCAAGCGCCGCATGACTATGGGGCTTCGTTATAACAAGTGCGGCTACAACGAGATACACAGCCGTATCGGGCGCAAGTTCTTTGAACTGGAGCGGACAGATGCACACGATGTGCACGCCGTCTGCGTGGCCAACGGCGTAACGGATAAGGGCAGGATTTCGGAGGTGGTGAGAGACTCGGAAGCATACGAGTTCGACCTTCGCAGGGTAAAAAAAAGCATACACAGGGTGAAGCTGATGGTTATCCAAGCAGCAGTCAGGCAGCATTTGAACGGTGATAAAACAGTGAAATAATGAACAGGGCGATGAGTGTAACCGATATGTTAAGAATGAAGAAAGAGACCTACCCCTTTGATGGAGTATGGGCAGAAGCCTTCGGTGAGCCAGAGAAGAACGGAGTATGGTTTATCTGGGGGCGCAGCGGCAGTGGAAAGACGAGTTTTACGATGAAGTTATGCAAGGAACTGGCCAAGTTCGGCAAGGTCGCCTATGACAGCCTGGAGGAAGGCTTCTCGCTGACGATGAAGAACGCCCTCGTGAAAGCCGGCATGCAGGATGTGGCGAGACGGTTCGTACTGCTCTGTGAGGGCATGGAGGAACTGGACGCACGGCTGAGCAGGCGCAAGAGCCCCGATATTGTTGTGATAGACAGTTTCCAATACACACAGATGAGTTTCAAGGACTACCAGGACTTCAAAGGTCGACATAGGGACAAACTGCTCATCTTCATCAGCCAGGCTGACGGTAACAAGCCGGCCGGCCGCACGGCAGTGAGCGTGATGTATGATGCGACTCTGAAGATATGGGTGGAAGGTTACCGTGCCATCAGCAAAGGACGGTACTTCGGCAATAAGGGGTATTATACCATTTGGGAGGAACGGGCAAAAGCGTATTGGGGCGATGGCAATATGTAAAAGGAGGCAATTATGGCAAATATAAGGGACAACCTGCTGTACAGGCTTAGAAAGAAAGGTGTGAGGGTACAGACGCGAGAACGCACGATATACTTTGCGCACGACGGCATGCCTTTCACAATCATACAGATACGGCGATTGTGCAAAGAGTATCATTTTAATGTACAATTAGAAATATAAAAAACATATTATGAAAAAGATAAAGGATTTAACAGTAACTGTAACCTATACAGTAGGTTTATGTGATGTTGAAGTCAGCGAGAAGGTCTTTAACGCTCTAAATGCCTTGGCAGATAGAGGATGCGTACATTGTAACCTTGTAGGACAGGACGAGCAAGTGGACACAGCGTTTGAGTGGCTTGGGGACAACATCAATGAAGGAGATGCCTGTAATTGGGAATATGAAATTGAAGAAATGGAGGACTATAAAAATGAATAAGAAAATTTACATCAGTGGTGCGATAGCGCACTATGACATGGACGAGCGCAAGGCAGCCTTCAAGGCAGCCGAGGAGCGCCTGAAAGCAAAGGGCTATCACCCCATCAACCCGTTCAACAACGGTCTGCCTCAACCGGGCGACTGGCGCAAGCACATGAAAGTGGACATCGGACTGCTGCTGCAATGCGATTACATCTACATGCTGAAGGACTGGTGGGTGAGTAAGGGTGCGAAATTGGAACTGGACGTGGCGACGAGCTGCGGCATACAGCCAGTCTTTGAGGAAGAGGAAAGGAAAACCTGCTGCATCTGCGGCAAAGAGATAGAGGGGATAGGTAATAATCCCTATCCTGTGAGAACGGAAGGACGGTGCTGCCGATATTGCAACTATACCGTGGTACTGCCCGAAAGAATAAGACTATCAAAACAAGATCGCTATGAGCAAGGAAAGACGGATGATTGAAATCACTCCGGGGCGTATGAGTCCGGGTGGGCGTATGACAGACCGCATCGAGAGCCGTGGACACAGTTGTCCTTACTGTCAAGGGAACGGCTACCACTGGCAGGAGGACGAGTGGCAGGAACGCTATAAGAAGGAGTGCCCGATATGCAAGGGCAGCGGCAGGCTCGACGCCGTGATAACCGTCGAGTGGAAAGCAGAAGAATAGCAATGGAAAGAAATAAATACAGCAAGATAATCCTATCTGAGGCAGAACAGCAATGGATGCGCAATAACTTCTGTAAGACCAAAAACGCGGAAGTGGCAGAACACCTTGGTATCTCGCACAGAACAGTAGTGAGGATTGCACGGGATATGGGATTGGTGAAACATCCAGACTTTACAAAAGCCATGCAGCGAAATGCTTCCGAACACGCTGCCAAAAGGAACAAAGCCAATGGTGGCAATGCTGGAACGAAGAACCTGTTGATTTACGGCAAGGCTTACCGTTTTAAGAAAGGCGAGCGGCAGAAGGACAAAATGTCGGCAGAAGCCTTTGACGCCATGCACCGTCGCATCGGTGAACAGCGAAAGAATACCATCAAGGCAGAGAAACGCAGGGTATTATTCGGTCTGGAGCAAAAGACAAAGCTCCGTGTAGTGCAGGCACCGAAAGAGAAAATATGCCTCCGTAATGGTTTGCGCAAGAAAGGCTATGAGATAGCCCGTGCTTCCAATGAGGCATTCATAACAGCGGCTACCCATCGTTCGGAAGTGATGGAGCGCAGGGCAATATCAATGGGTATGAGTTTTACATCAATTTAACAGCAATGATTATGAGTAATTTTTTAGAAGAAATCAAGAGACGTATTCAAGTGTGGCACGAGCAGCATGCGGAACGCATTGAGGCTGCCCGCCAGGCTGCCCTTGACGCAGAAGCACGGGAAGTTGTGCAGGTTATGGAGTTCAATGGTGAACTGTTCGCCAGCGTGAACGGTGTGCCTTTATTCGGTGTTGGCGACATCAAGGGAACTTTGCCTGAGGTTGTTGCCAACGCAAGGAAGAACTATAAAGACTGGAAGGAGGAAAAGTTATGGTAGCGGAGAGGAATTACGCTCGTTTCTACTGTCTGCTGAAGCAGCTTCCGGGTGCGGACAAGGCGACGCTGGTGGAGCAATTCACAAATGGGCGTACAAAACACCTGCATCTGATGGCTTCCACGGAATATGACGCAATGTGCCGTCAGCTGGAAGATGTTGCAGGCTATGACGAGCGTCGGCGCAGTCTGCGGGAAGGCTTGCGTAAGGCACGGAGCGGAGCACTGCATCAGATGCAGTTATATGGCATTGATACTACTGACTGGAATCGTGTGAATGCCTTCTGCCAGGATAAGCGGATAGCCGGCAAGCAGTTCAGGGAACTGGACACGGAGGAACTGAACGCCCTGAATACAAAATTGAGAATGATAATCAGAAAGAAGTCAAACCAATAAAACAACGAACAATGGAAACAAAAGTAAACATCAAGGATTTGAGCAAGGAGGAGCGGGCAAAGCTGCTCGCCGAGTTGCAGAACGAGGAGAAGCAGAACCGCATCGAGCGGCGCGAGACCTACGAGGGCCTGCGTGGGGAGATGATGCACGACGTTGAGCAGCGCCTGATGCAGGTGGTAACAGATGTGAGAGGCTTTCACGATTGGCTGTCGCAGGAAATCGAGGGTTTCGTAGCCATTATGAAGGACTACGGGCAGGTACGCAAGAGCGACCAACGCAGCTACACCATCACTGACGGTAACTTCCGTCTGGAGATAGCGAGCAATAAGGTGAAGGGCTTTGACGAGCGTGCCGACCTTGCGGCGGAGCGACTAATTGACTATCTAAAGCGCTATATGCAAAAGAGCGAGAAGGGAGCGGACGACCCGATGTACCAGATGGCGATGACGCTGCTGGAGCGCAACAAGGCGGGCGACCTGGACTATAAGAGCATATCGAAGCTCTATGAACTGGAGGACAAGTTCGACAGTGAGTACGGCGAGATTATGGCTCTGTTCAAGGAGGCCAATGTGGTGCAGAAGAACGCCGTGAACTACTACTTCCAGAAGCGTAACCCTGAAACGAATGTGTGGAGCCGGATTGAGCCGAGTTTCTGTCGTATGTAGCCTGAAATCTGTTTATAGGATTAACGTAAAAGTCGCTAAATGAAAGGTTTAGCGACTTTTTGCGTTTAATATCAATTAAATTTGTTATATTTGCCTGTCAGTTGTGTGTGTGGAGTATGAAAAAAGGTCGGAACAGTAATTTAATCGCATTGCGAGACGAGGCTTTATGCCGTCGTTACTACTATTGGACGGAGGTACAACGCCTCCGTTTCGATGATGCGCTGCGTCTGCTCTCTACCCGGGAGTTCTTCATCAGCGAGGAACGCATTATGGCCATTATCCGGAAGAAGTGCTCCGAGTTGAAGGACATAGACGTGCGGCCTGTTCCGAAAGTGCGCAAGCCTCACCTGACAGCGAAGCAGCTTGAACTGTTCCAGGACACTGCTGTCTAATCCTCTGTAGCCGAGTCATCATGCAACTCAAACTGAAAGACATACTCATAAACCTTAATCATTCCCGGCAGGGAGTAGCATCGGCTCTTTGTACGGCACATCGGTCCCATATCCTGTGAGTGCAGGGAGTCCTGAAGCACGGCATAGAGTCGGTTTGCCATACGGAGGCGCTCGGCGACTTTTTCCGTAGTACTTGACCCTATATGTGTATCATCGTAACAGTCAATAGCGAGGCGCGCTGTAAGCGATACTATTCCTTTCTGCGTTCCCATGCCAATATCGTTCCAGTCCGCCTCCATATTACCTACGAGGGCACAGGGGAAAGTTACGGGGTAAGTATCCTCATCGGTTTCCAGTTGTCCGTAGTCCTCATCTACGAGCGACAGTTCCGGCATTTCACGACTGATGAGTTCGAGGATTGAAATAAAAATCTGCTCCATAATTATATTTTTAGAATTTTCGTAATTTCTTGTTCTGTTTTTTCATTGATTTTTCTGGTGAGTTCCGCACTTTCTCCGAGAAATCTGCGCTTGGGGATCTTGATGCTTAACTTCTGCTTTTTGGTCAGAGCAAGGGCTTTCCAGAACCCTGCGGCAGCATTTTCCTTCGTACCGGCTTTCTTTGTTTTCCTCTTGTTTTTCTCCCTGCCCGTAACTTTGTGATACATCGCCCAGGCAAAGCGGCGCATCTTGGGTGTTACCGTCGGATTGACGGTGCCACCCTCATTGTGTATGGCAGCGTATGGCACCTCGTTGGCGACCTTGACTCGGTAGTCTGCTGGCACATATTTGATAGAGCCGAAGAGGTGGTTACGCCCAGAGAGAAGCGGGCCGTATGCTGCCGAAGCGGAACTGGAGCCAGAGCATTGCCGTTTGGTAACGGGCCACTTTTTCAACCCATTATTGACAAAACCTCCCTTGCGGAAATTGTCCTGATAATGATCCTTTGCCATACGCCCGACAATGACAGGAAGTTTCCTGCGCATGAGTTCTCCCAGTTCCTTTTTATGCTGCTCTATGAGTTTTATGTAATCTTTTGCGTCCATAAATTTGTTTTTTCAAAAATAAGTTGTATATTTGCAGTGGATTCATAGGAAGTAATTTCTGTATGTTTCCAAATGCGCCGGGGTGTTCCATGAGAAACCCGGCTTTTTTATTCTATATCAAATATCAAAATATCTTTTTGCCCTTTAACTACACAATACACATGCTTGAGATACCTTTCGACAGGCTCTCCCTTATTGTCTCTTTGATATTTGAAGAAGTTGATAGATCTCTCCATTTTTTCCCTGTCGAAGAGGTGTGCGTTATGAAAATACAAACAAAGAGAATCTGCACTTGCAGATATGTCCTCTCTGCTATTGAAACGCCTTAACTGGTCATTCTTCTTTCCAAAGATATTTGAGTACCATCCATTTCCCGTTACAGAGCGTATATCCATAAGTACACCATCCAACTCCATATCAAGTGCTGGCAGCTGCTGCCCATTTTTTCTTTTCAGTTCATCCAGGAAAAGAACTTTATGTCCCATCTTGAATAATAGAGTCTGGCATTCGTTTTCGAGGTCGGTCGATGTTAGCCCTCCGAAGAAACGCTCGGCTCTCGGTCCATCGTGGGTAATGTGCCCTATATGATTTGCGCTCAGCCCACCAGTTTTCTTGTCGAATTTTACAGATGTGTAACTGTCGTCTTTGAGTAATCTCCTATACTCTTCCCTGCGCTTCTTGATGAGTTCCTTTTTGTCGTTGGCTATTTTTTCAATGCGTTTGTTTACATATTGGCAGGTATTACAGTGTTTCTTCCTGTTTTGGAATGTATAACGTAACCTATCGGATATTGTCGGCGTATAGAAAGGACAATGCTCACAAGAGTCTGGGAAATATGGATGATCATCGGAGAAAATCTGTGCCGTTGTACCTGGATTACCTTTAAGTCCTGACTGAGGGTTATTGCCACCACTATGATGTTCTGGACTATCGGCAGGTATAGGGGTAGCGGGGTCATCGGTGCTGGAGAGACTGCACTTGCAGTTCCAGCGGTCGCCCGGCCGGTGATGGTTCCAGAAATCGTCGTCGATGGGGCGGACGGTCCCCCAGTATCGCCGATGGTCCTCACCAGGGTGAACACTCGTCGAGGGCATCCACCTGAGGTTTGGCAGCACATCAGCCTCGCGCCAGAACTGCTGCCAGTCGGCAGCCTGATGCGCCCTTATGACAGCCGTGTCGTATTCTGTCTTGAGCCATGCCCCACACTGGTGCGAGGCAATGGGCATGACCTCCTTCAGCCACTGGTTGAACGGTTTTAGAACACCGTTTGAGTCGAGCAGTCGCGCCGCCATATCGTTCTGTGCCCGATGTACCTTGAAAGCCGAGAACACGTCTCCGGAGTGCCGCAGTTGCTCGTAGAAGTCATGATCGGGGTCGGTCACCGTGCGTGGCTGGAAACCCTCATCGGCAGCCTGATGGAATATGCCGCTCACGGCTCCATATAGCAGCGGCTCTATCTCCGTCTTTATATTGAACTTCTTGCGGTAGATATTACCGAGTGCCTTTACCAGCAATTCTTCATCGAATTGCAGACTGGAAGCCGGTGCGTTGTCCGCATCGAAGTATATATGATTGACTACCAGTCTAAACGAGCCCCGTCCTGCGGGGCTTTCGCGAAAAAAGAGCGGAGGCGGTCCTTTAACTTTGAACTTTGAGATTTGTGATTTGAACTTTGACTCTCATCCGTGTCCCCCTCATCTTCTTTATTTGGCTGCATCATTGCCTGTTGCCTGACTTTTCTATCTTCCTCCTGACGCTGTTTCTGCCGGTCGTAGTCCTTTGGTTTTTCTATGCTGAATTTCTCATAGAGGTAATCGTCATCGATAGGGAGCGAGAATGTCGTATGCAGCTGTGTAAGGACGCTCATCTCGGTATTGGGATCAATGTCTTTCTTTTCAGGGAAGCAGAACTTGCCCCCTGAGGTGTCAATGCCCATGTGGAAGAAGATGTCGGTCATATCATAGTTGAGCACGCTGAGGACATATTCGCGGTCAGCCTTCGCCACATTGTCCTCCACCTTCTTGTGCACCGTGCCAAGCGCCTGTGTACCCTTCTCTGACGATTCCGTGGTGAGGGTGTTTCCGAGAATCAGTTTTGAAATCTCACTGTTGCATCGTTCTACGAGCCGCTCATACACATCGGCAGAGCCTGTCTTGTTGCCGGCCTCACGCAGTTGCAGCTCGGTATCCTTGCCATGAATGAAAGTGGCGAGGGAGCCGATAGAGTTGGCATCCTGCAATGCACGGGTTCTTGACTCCTCGTCGTCGGTGTCATAGATGTACTCCTGAATAGGCATGCCGAACACCTCGGAGAACTGTGCCCAGTCGGCGGTGGTGTTACGCTTATAGATAACCCATGGCGCAGCCTTGGCAAGCAGTCCGAGATCGGTACCTCTCCCGACGAAGAGCAGGTCGGTAAACTCGTCCCATGAGGTGCCCTGAATGTCGGTCTGGTATTTTAGAATCAGTTTCCGCACCGGCTCCACATGCTTTCTTGGAATGAGGTCGTAGTCTATCCATTCCCCATTCTTGAAGAACTGCATCAGCGAGAAGCCCCAGAAGCGCGCGTCGAGAATGTCGGCCACGCAACGATAAAACCATGGTGATAGTATTTGTTCATTGATATGGTCATCGGGCTTTCCGTTTCGCTGAAACTCTATGGGAGAGCACAGCACGGCGTTCTTGCGTTTTTCCATGACGCTCGACAGGTGGGTGTCGAGCAGAATGTCCGTGTAGAGGTCATAGAGTTTTGAGCGCTGTGCGTAATCAACATTCTCGGCAGCCTTGACCGCGCTCATAAAGTCGCCCGTGTCGATATTGAACCGCTTGGGCTGCGTGATACGGATGATGGCAGGCTGCCGCTGTCCCGGACGTGGCACGTTTCCACTGACGGTGATACGCCCTTTTGCATTTTGTTCTTTATTCTTTCTGCTCATATTATAATCTGTTTATTCGTTTTGGATTGCTCTTGAACATCAGTGCCGATTTTCTCGCCCTGTCCTCCTCCGGCAGTAGCGGTGCGCCGTCGATGGAAACCTCCTCGTTTGCCACAGCCTTCATCCATTCCACCGCCCTCTCATAGCGGTCCTTGCGTACCTGTGAGAGTTTCTGAGGGTTGTGTATGCAGAATATGTGGTACACGGCAATGTCAATGACCATCATCAGTATAAGCTGGTTGCGCTCTTCGCCCGATGCTGAGAAGATGGCGTTGCAGTCGTAACGTTTGGAGAGGTAGCCCCGCATCTCGGCGATGGCCCTGTCCTCGCAAATCTCAACGAGTGTCTCATCGTCCCTTACAAGCGCATCGAGGATTTCGCGGTGTACGCTTGCGTCATAGTCCTTTATATCAACAAACTGGCTCATAATCTATATTTGTTTCTGTTTCTTACACTTCTTCGCGACTGTGTGAGTGGGCGGTCAGCCCGCTGTGCCGTCTGGTCAATCTTACGGTTTCCGCCCTCAACGGCATCAGGACCATCGGCAGGGTATTTGAGTGAGAGTGTGAAGAGCTTGAACTGGTCCTCCAGTTCCTTCATGTGCGGATTGTCGCGTTCAGTCTCGTTGAGAATCAGGTTTCCCTCGCGGTTCATTGGTTCAAGGTTTGCCTCGATACGCGTTGCCTTGTCTGTCTTTTTCTCCTCATCACCTTGAATATAGAGCGTGATGTTTTTCTCCTTACGCACCTTTCGGACGAGCGGGCGGAACACTTGCTGGAAGAACGGATCCTGAAGTTTATTGTTCTCCATCCAGCAATATACGGTACTGCGCCCTGCCACATATTCGAGCAGCTGCACATACCAGTCGATAAACTCGGCATTGAGTGCCTGTGCGAGGCGTGCCTTGATGACATAGAGTTTACTGTCTCTCTTTCCAAGGAGCATGACCGCCTTGAAGGACTTGCCCTTCTTTCCTTTCGATTCTCCCGGTGCAGGGTCGCCGTAAATGACGAGGAACTTGAACTTGGAGAGCGGCGGCACCTTGCCATATACCACCTGCTTGAATATCTCCCCCTCCGAGATAGGATTGTTGAAATACTCATGCTGCTGCGACAGCGTGGAAATCTTTGAGAGGGTACGGTCGATGTGCTCCTCCGTGTTCTTTTGCGGCCATGTACTCTTGCCGTTCCTGTCGCGTATGTTGATGATGTCCCAATGGTCGGCAATCTCCCCAGCGCGGGTTATGCAGCAGTCCCTTGCGATAATGTTACCACAAAAGACTATGAGCGTAGGCTCGGAGGTGGAGCGTGTAGGATAAAGTGCCTGTTCCCACCATTCCCACCGCTTCTGAATGACGTCGGGGTTCTTAGTGTCCTCATCAGTATCGAAGTCATCAACGAGCAGCACATCGGGGCGTATGGCCTCGTTACGGGAGCCACGAGGCGATTGCCCGGCACCGATTGCCCGGAATGCACCCCCTTGCTTGGTAATGAACTCGTCCTCGGTCCACGCCCCTATGGACTGCTGTCTGCCATAATAGGCAATGATGCGCCCGTTGGCTTCAAGGTTTCCCCTGTACGGTGCCAGTAGCCGGATGGCGTTGTCCTTGCTGTTGGAGGTAAGGATAACATTCTGCTTGCGTCGCGTGAGAACGAGGTACATGACGACGAACATCGTAATGGTGGACTTTGCCAACTCTCGTGACCACGAGAGAACCTCGTACCATTCATCGTTCGCAATCATACGGCGGATAGCGCGTTTCTGAAAGTCGGCAAACTCATACTTGGCATAGTTGGGGAAGAAGTATTCTATCCACTCTATGGGATGCGCCTCCAGATAAAGGCGGTGGCGTTCACGCTCGGCAACGCTCATCTCCTTATCAACAGGTGTGGCACGCATGATGTCCTGGCGGTACTTCTCCCAGTCGAGCAGCGCGTTTCTGTCAGCTTGCTTCATATATGGGTGGGTTGAATGTTAATGTTTACAGGAGCGACTTAATAAATGCGTCTGATAATTGTGTGAGTTCCTTTGCCTTGTCGAGGTCTATGGGGCGCAGGAATTCGATAAACTTTGTCTGCACGCTGATGACATCAGCAATGCCGACATCGGTCTCCATCTTCCGGATAGCGGCAGACAACTTGCCGAGGATGTCCGCCTCGGCATTACTTGCGAAGCGCGCTCCCTCCGGCTTCTCAGCTATCTTCCGGTTTATCTCGGCTACCTGCCGATAGAGATTTGCTACTTGCTCCTCACGGGTGAGCGTGAGTCCGACCTTCTGTTCCTCCCATTTTCCATCGGCTATCCAACGATTGACGGTAGCGCGGGACACCCCCACGCGGTCGGCTATCTCCTGCTGTGTGAGATTCTCCTTGAGATAGAGCGTTTTTGCCCATTCCTTCTTCTGTGTGTTGCTTAATTCCTTTGCCATATTTGAAAAATATAATGCAAAGGTGGCTTGTTTTTGTGGTGTTTGCAAATCGTGTCCGTATGATAAAACTTTGTATCGTAATAAGTTGATTATAAGTATTGTATGATAAAAAGGCGATTTGCAAACTTGTGAAAAATCCCCCACCTTTGCATTGAAAAGCGATAATTGGCTGCGCTCGGCAAAGCTGGAAGTGGTTCCGCTCTGCTCTCGCTTGCACAATCATTGCATCGTAAAGCGAACCCACAATAATACGACAACGACAAATGAATAGATTTTTCAACATCATCCCCGGCGAAGACACCTGCTGCATCCTGCTGTATGGAGACATAGGCGACAACTATGGAGCGGTGACGAGCGGACAGATTACCCGTGAACTAATGGCAGCGGAATCGGCATACAAGAATATTGATATCCGTATCAACAGTGTCGGCGGCGAGGTCTATACTGGCATAGCCATTTTCAACGCCCTGCGTGCAAGCAAGGCGAACATCACCCTCTATGTAGATGGTGTGGCAGCGTCTATGGCGAGCGTCATAGCCCTTTGCGGAAAGCCGGTATATATGAGCCGCTATGCCCGGCTGATGCTTCATAGCGTGAGTGGCGGTTGCTACGGCAACAAGAAAGACCTGAAGGAGGTGCTTGAGCAGATGGAGAGTCTGGAAGACACGCTGTGCCAGATGTATGCCGAGCGACTGGGCAAGGATACGGCGGCGGTAAAGGCTGCCTATTTCGACGGTACTGACCATTGGCTGACGGCAGACGAAGCCCTTAGCCTTGGGCTGATTGACGGCATTTACGATGCAGACCCTGTGCCGGAGGACAGTACGCCAGAACAGATATATGCAATATTTAATAACCGGCTCAATGAGCCACTAAACATTTCGGACATGAACTTTGAAGAATTGAAAAAACGTCCGCAGTTCAAGGACTGCGCGACGGAGGCCGACGTGCTGGCACGCCTCGACCAGTTGGAAACCACTGCTGGGCGCGCTGACAGTATCGGTAAGGAGAATGACACGCTGAAGGCAAAATTGAAGGACTTTGAGGATGCGGCAGAGGCAGCGGCGGCAGCAGCGCGCAAGGCCCTGCTCGATGCCGCAGAGAAAGACGGTCGCATCAATGCGGAGACACGCCCCGTCTATGAGAACCTGCTGAAAGAGCACCCCGATGACGGCAAGAAGGCTTTGGCAGCCTTGCCAACAAAGAAAATGGTAAGGGACACCCTGCAGGGTGGCAATCCTGGTGATGAGAGTCCCTGGGAGAAGCGCCAGCGTGAGATCCGCGACAAATATCACGGAAAGTAAAACCTGTAAATAATTATTTCATAAACAATGGCAATCAATATTAAAAACACCAACTACAATGGCGAGGTGCTGGAGCAGCTCCTTACCGTTGCGACGACCAACAACGAGATTGTGGGCAAGGGACTTATCCACATTATCCCGAATGTGTCGAAGAAAGTATCCATTCCCCGTCTGCGCACAAGCAAGATGTTGCAGCAGCAGAAGGAAGATCCCCAGGTAAGCGACTCGAAGGGTGGCTTCGATTATTCGGAGCAGAGCCTGAACCCTGTGGACTTCATGGCGTTCACGGTTTTCAACCCGCGCACATTCGAGAGCGTATGGCGTCAGTTCCAGCCTAAGGGCGACCTCGTTTTTGCAGAGCTTCCACCTGCCGTACAGAACCAGCTTCTCGACGCCCTGTCAAAACAGGTACAGTTCGAGTTAGGGAACCACTACATCAACGGCGTACAAGGTGATGACGATGACCATCTCTTCAACGGCATCCTGACACAGGCTGCAAAGGACCAGGACGTTGTCGTCGTAAGTTCGAATGAAACGACAATGGTTGGCCGCCTGAAGGCAGTGCGTGCAAAAATTCCTGTAGCGATGATTGAAAACCCGAACCTCCGCTTCCTGATGAGCCCTACGGACTTCAACAAGTACGATGACGAGCTGACGGCCCGCGAGTACAAGAACCGTGACGAAACCACGCGCAACCTGAAGATGTACAAGGACATCAAGATTGAGACCCTCGCGGCATGGCCTGATGACCTTATCGTGGCCACGCTGTGCAGCCCCGACGCAATGACGAGCAACCTGTTTGCGGCCGTGAACCTCCAAGACGACGAACATGTCATCAAGATTGGTCCTGTGAGCAATATGAGTGAATTGTACTTCTTCAAGATGCTTATGAAGGCAGACACTAACATTGCCTTCGGTGAGGAATTCATCGTGCTGGACAAGCGTTCCTCACCAAAGTTCCTTGCACACGGATAACCATGTGGACAGCAGAGATTTAGTATAAACCATAAAATAGAATAAAAATGGAAAAGGAAAAGAACGAAAAGAATGAAGAGAAAAAGGTATCTATCAAGGTAGTCCAGGACTTCCTTGACAAGTTTGACACCACTATCCGCTACGAAGCCGGTACCGTATTGGAATTTGAGACTGAGCGTGCTGCAGATGTTGTTAGCCGTGGCTTGGCAGAATACTCAGAACCCATAGGATAATGAGCAAGCCAATGCAATATCTCGTCATCCACTGCACCGCCACACCTGAAGGCCGTGAGGTAAGTTCCAAGGAGATACGCCACTGGCACACCGCCCCAGTAAGCAAGGGTGGGCGTGGCTGGAAGCAGGTGGGCTACACGGACCTCTTCCACCTTGACGGCAGCGTGGAGCGGCTGGTGGACAACAACGAGGACGCTCAGGTGGATCCGTGGGAGGTTACCAACGGCGCGGCGGGCTACAACAGCGTGAGCCGGCACATCGTGTATGTGGGCGGCTGCGACAAAGCCATGAAGCCAAAGGACACGCGGACGGCGGCGCAGAAGGAAGCCCTGAAACGCTATGTGCGCGACTTCCACGAGCGTTTTCCGCAGATACGCATTGTGGGGCACCACGACCTGAATCCGGGCAAGGCGTGCCCTTCGTTTGACGTTAGCAAGTGGCTGCGCGAGATAGGAGTTCATAATTCATAATTTACAATTCACAATATACAAGCAATGGCAGACACGATATTACAGATTCTGCAATGGGCAATCCCGTCTGGCGGTATCGGTGCCGCCATTGCGTGGATTGCGAACCGCAAGGCGCGGGAGGCCAAGACCGCCAAGGAGGTGCACGACACCTACAAGACGATGTACGAGGACATCTCGACGCTGCTGGTTGAAACACAGAAGAAATATGAAGAGACCAAAGAACAGATTGAGGCTCTGGGAGTCGAGAACAGCCGGACACGGCGTGCGCTCAACCGCCTCTCCCGCGCTATCGAGGCTATTCAGGTTTGCCCTCATCGCGCTAATTGTCCTGTCAATGGCGAGCTGTCGCTCGACGAAGAGGCTGACGAGGGAAAGCCAAGTCGTGCAAAGCACTCTCGAGGCAAGGAACAGCGAGGCGGTGAGCATCACCGAAACGAGCCAGATGCCCGTGAAGGTGCCGATGTCGACGGTAAGCCTGACACTGAACCTGGACAGTCTTCGCCTGTTGCCCCAAGGGGCGGGCTACACGGCGAGGAAAGGTCAGGCGAGCGTGAAGGTGAGCCACAAGGCGCCGACGGCTGATGAGCCGGAACGGATAGTGATTGAAGCCGGATGCGACAGCCTGGAACTGGTGTGCGCCAGATATGCCAAGACCATCAGCACGCTGAAACGACAACTCAAAATTGCGAGCGACAGCAAGGCTGAGCATAAGGAGGAGGAGAAGGAAAGTACCGGTAACGGCTTCCTCATGTGGCTCAAGTATTTTTGTGCCGGGCTTCTGTCCGGGATAATCGGAATAGTATTCACTTTTATAAAACTTAGAAAATGAGCAAGAACAAGAAATTCATCTACGGCATTGCAGCCGTGAAGAAAGGAACCACGCTGATAGGTTACATCGAAAAAGGCAGCTGGGACTGGGGCGGCGCTAAGCCGGAGAGCGTGGACGTGGAAGCCGAACAGGTTCCCGATGCGCCTGTGCTGACCCTGCTCCAAAAGAACGGACAGGTCAGTCCGACTTTCAACCTTATCCAGTTGGATTACGAGAACTTGAAGAACATTCTCGGTGGTGAGCTGGTGAAGACTGGCGGCAGCGGAAATGAGAAAGTTACAGGGTGGAAGGCTCCTTCCTCCCTTGTGGAATTGAGGGACAAGTGGACCATCGACTTCGTGAGCGGTCAGACGATGACCATTCCCAACGGAACCATCCTGGCCAACCTCGGCGGTAAGCTGACGCTGACCGAAGTTTCGAAGGTAGAATGCCAGCTGAAGGTGAACAAGCCCGAGGATGGCGGTGCTCCTTACGAAATCAATGACACTCTGGGTGAAGGCTGATGGACGAGCAAGTAATCAGGAAAATCCAGAGAGAGGGAGCGGAGGCCTTGCTTGATGCGGGCGTTTCCCTCCCTCTCAAGGATTTGAGGATACCCTTCAGGAAGCAGCCGTTTCGACTTCGCCTGACGATGAAGCGTCCGACGCTTTCGCGGCAGATCAAGATAGCGCATGCCTACCTGACGATGGACACGACGGCGGCCGAACTGGAAGCGATGGACCATAAGGAACAGATGCAGTTCCTTGCCCGGCATGGCAAGACCTTGAGCCGTATCATCGCCCTGACGATGGAACGCTGGTGGCTGCCGGTATGGCTGCTGTCATGGCTCGTGCTGCACTCGATGAAGTGGGAGTACCAGAAGGCAGCCTTCAGCCAATTCGTATTGCTGATGGGCACGCAGTCTTTTATACCTATTATCAGATCAGCAGAGATGACGAATCCGATGAAGCTGAGACTGAGCCAAGGAAAGAGGGGGAGTTAAAGAGCCGTTGGGAAGGCTCCCATAGCCCCTTTGGGTTTATATGGCAGATAGCGAGTGCCACGGGGTGGAGCGTGGACTATATCCTGAACGGCGTGAACTTCCAGACACTAATCATGATGCTGAGCGACGCCCCCCGCTATGTAGATGGCAAGCAAGCCAACGGTAGCACACAAAGCCCTGAAGGTGAAGCCAGCGATATAGTGGCGTTTTTTCAAAGCAACTTAAAACAATAGCGAATGAAACCGGTAGAGATAGAGTTTTTGATGCGGGACAACCTGACGGCGGGACTTGACAAGAGCAAGATGAGCGTCGAGCAGCTGCTTGGTGCAGCCCGCCGCGCATCGCTCGTTATCAATGCGAAGATCAACGACCAGCGTAAGGTGATTGACGGTGTCAATACTGACCTTGACCGTATGCATCGTAAGCTGCAGACCATGAAGCCTGGAACCGGTCAGCAGGAGCTGATTGCAGAAATCAGCGCATGCAAGAAAGTGCTTGCCGAGGAAACCGGGGCACTGCAGCAATTGGAGAAAGAACACCAACAGGCCAAGCAGGGCGTGGCGCAACTGGAGCAGGAATACCGCAAGATAACCATTTCTGAGGAACAGGCGGCAGCGGCAAATAAAAGCCTGACAGAGAAGATAACGGAACAGAAGGCGGTCATTAAACAGGTCGAAGCCGATGTCCGTTCCCTTCAGAAAGCCTACGACAACGCAGCCCCGGGCAATGCGCAGGGTGCAGCCCTAGCAGAATTGAACGCCGCCAAGAAAGCCCTTGAGGAAGAAAAGGTAATCCTCAACAGCCTGACAGAGACACAGGAACAGAACAGGGAAAGCAACAAACGCCTGTCGCGTCAGTTGCGCGAACTGCAGAACGACATGGCAAAAATGCGTCTGAATGGTGAGCAGAATACCGAGGAGTACCGACAGATGGCAGAGAAAGCTGCCCTACTTTCAGACACTCTCGGAGACCTGCGCCAGCAGACCAGTATCCTCTCCAATGACGACGCGAACCTTCAGGGCTTCATATCCGGCGTGAACGGTTTGTCGGGCGCATTCACCACCGCCACGGGCGTGATGTCCCTTTTCGCTTCCGAGAATGAAAACCTGATGAAGGTGCAGGCACGGGTACAGAGCGTCATGGCCATCACGATGGGGCTGCAGCAGCTGTTCAATGCCCTGAACAAGGACAGCGCATTCCGGCTGGTAACCGTCACGAAAGTCAAGAACCTGCTGACGGCTGCCAACTACCGCCTTGCCACCTCACTGGGTATTTCCAATGCCGCGGCAACGGCACTCATGGCCACGCTGACACTCGGTCTGTCCGTTGTCATTACAGGACTCATCGTGGCTTGGAACAAGTACTCCGATGCACAGGAAGAAGCGGCAAGGAAGGCGCAGGAACGTATAGAGATTGAATCACAGGGACGGGCAGAGATGATCAAGACCCGCTTTGAGATAGACACCACCCGGGAGAGCCTGAAGAACTTCACCGGCTCCAAGGAAGAGGAGAAGAAGAAGTGTGAGGAGATGAACCGCAAGTACGGCGAGGCTTTCGGCTATTATGACACCGTTGCCCAATGGTACGATGTACTTACCCAGAAAGCCGAGCAGTACATACAGATGCTTTTCCTCCAGGCCAAGGCGCAGGCACTCGTGAACAAGGCCGTGGAAGCCGATGAGAAGGTAAATAAGCACAAGGCGACCAAACCGGGCAATGCGGAAAGCGATATGGGCTGGTTTGCCCGTATGGGACATTACTTGATGCAGTCAGAGAGCAACGGCATGTACGATGGTCATGCGGCCGTAGAGCGGTACAACAAGGAAGCATACAACAAGCGAACCAAGGAACTGGAGGCGGAACGCGACAGCTATCTCAAACAGGCTGCCGATTTGGAAAAACAGGCTGCATCCATTGGCAAGAGTGCAAATATCGGTGGGCACTCCGCCCCAGACAAACCGAAGAAAACCACAGGCAAGACCAAGACCGCGAAGGACACCAGGAACGAGGAAGAGCGTAACGCAAAGGAACTCCTTGCCCTGCAGCAGAAGAACCGCCAGACAGAGATAGACCTGCTCAAGGAAGGCTCTGAAAAGAAACGCCGACAAATCCAGGAAAACTACAAGAAGGAAATGGAGGAACTCGCCGCCCAGGAAAAGAAATGGCGCGATGCACAAAAGGGACATCTCACCGGTGAACAGACCGAAGCACTTGCCTCAGCCCGTGCCCTTGCCTCCATGAAGAAAAAGGACGGCGAGAAAGAGATTGCCAAGGAAGAGGCGAAGAAACAGCTGGAACAGCGCAGGGACGAGATTCAGGCGATGAGCGAATACCTGAGGGAATATGGCTCGTTCCAGCAGAAGAAGCTGGCCATCGCCAAGGAGACAGCGCAGAAGATAGCCGAGGTGGACGCTTCCGAAGTGAGCGACAGTACAAAGAAGTGGAAGAAAGCCCAACTCCGCAAGGAACAGCAGCAACGCGAGTCGAGTATGAAGTTCGAGGAGATCAGCCGTGGCATCGACTGGAGCGCTCTCTTCAGCGGCGTGGGCAACCTGACCAAGGAGATGATAACACCGATGATGGAGCAGCTGCGCGCATACGTCGAGACGGACGAATACAGGAACGCCGATGCGGAGACCCAGCAGAAGGTGACGGACCTGATACAGGAGATGCGCCGGTATGTCGGTACAGACCAGAGCGTGACATGGCAGAAACTGGACGAGGCCATCAAGCAGTTCACGGACAGCGTGGCCGCCTACGACCGCGCCGTGAAGGCTGAGGAAGCCGCCGTGAAGACAAGAGACGAAGGCAAGAAGAAACTCGCCTCAGGAGAGATTACGGAAGAGCAGTACAGGGAACTTGAGACCAAGGCGCAGGAACTGGGCGATGCCACAGCCAAGGCACATGAGAGTATGGAGGGTTTCGGTGCGGCCCTGAACCGGACCTCCGATGAGGTGGCGAATTTCACGAGCGGACTGACAACAGCATTAAGCAATGCCAAGGCCTGGCAGGGTGTGGAGGGCTTTGGCGGCATTCAGCAGTCCGTGGGGCAGATAGACCAGCTGAAAGGAACGCTGGATTCCATACTTCCGCAGATGGGGGAAGGCATGGCGAAGACGATAGGCACCACGCTGTCGGGCACGATGGGCAGTGCGCTGGGGAGTATCGGCGGAAGCCTGTCGGGCGTATTGTCAAGCGGGCTTGGCGGCATCATCGGTATCGTGGCGCAGATACCGAAACTGATACTGGACCTTGTGGACAGCATCAAGAGTTTTGTAACGGGGATTCTGAATGCCATTACGGAGCTTATCTCGCTTCGGTGGATAGACGACCTTGTGGTAAGCATCTTAGATGCGGTTGGCAACCTGATAGATGCCATTTTCGACCTGCCGGAGAATCTCTTCAAGGTGCTGGAGGGCATCGTGGTGAATGGCGTTGGCGGTCTGCTTGACACTGTACTGGGTCGTATCGGCAATATCCTGTCCTTCGGGGCCTTGAGTTCCAAGGGACCGAGCGACTGGTTCACCAATTCCAACGAGAAGGAAGTCGCGGAGGCCATCGATCGGCTGACGAAGCGGAACGAGCTGCTCGAGCAGGCCATCGAAGACCTGACTGATGAGATGAAGACTGCCCGGGGAGCCATCGCCATCCGCATATCTGATGATGCGGAGAAACTGCAACGCGAGACAATCGACAACTACAAGGGCATTGCCCAGGCACAGGCCGGTTACCATTCCGCGCACCACAGTTTCAACTACTACTGGCGCGGTTACAGTCAGGAACAGATAGACCGCCTGAGTGCCCAGATGGGCAGGAAGTGGAACGGGGACATCTGGAACCTCAGCCCGGAGGAAATGAAGATGCTGCGCTCCAATGTGGATATGTGGAAGCTGCTGCAGGATACCGGTAAGGGCGGCTACGGCGGTCGGGTGGCCGAGAAGCTGGACAAGTATATCGAGCAGGCCGGCAAGCTGAAGGAGATTACGGATGCCCTCTATGAGAACCTGACCACCACGACCAAGGACAATGTCTTTGATGACTTCCTCAACTCTCTATACTCTCTTGCCGACGGTTCGGAAAATGTTTTTGACGAGATTGCCGAGAATTGGCAGGAGATGGTTAACAAGATGGCAGTGAACAACCTCGTCGGTGCGAAGTTCCAGAAAAATCTGGAAACATGGTACGAAAATCTTGCCAAACTCAACAAGGCGAGGACAAGCGGTGAGATAACCGATGCCGAGTACCGGAAACGGCTTGACGCACTGAAGCAGGAGTACGAGGATTATATGAAGAGTGCCAGGAACGACATCGAGCAGCTGAGGAACGAAGGTATCATCAAGGAGACTGACAAGACCGGAGGCACGACACAGTCCGGCAGGAGCGGTGCCTTCATGACAATGAGCCAGGACCAGGGAACAAAGCTGGAGGGACTGTTCGTCAGCGGTCAGATGCACTGGGCAAGCATCGATGACCGCGTGGAGGACATAGCCGTCAGGATGAGTGACGCCCAGGGACACCTGAAGAAAATCGAGGACAATACGGGCAGCAGTGCCCAATCTCTGAAAGATATAAAGGAAGAAATGAAAAAAATAACTCGCGATGGCGTAAAAGTGAAATAGTATGGATAAGATATTAGGCGGACTTGTACTGATCAACGGCACGGATATCTGGAAGGAGTACGGCGTGTTCCTCACCGAGGAGAAGAAAGGCGGCAGGGAAAACCTGAACGCCATTCTGACACCCAGTAAGGCAAAGGAACATGTGGGCGTGGACATACGGGAGCATGACGGAAAGAAATACTCCCGGACACTGTTGCCCGCCAATGCCGAGCGCGACGTGACGCTTCATTTCGCCCAGTATGCCCGGACACGGGAGCAGTGGCTGGCCAGCTACATGGCCTTTATCAGCTTCCTGAAAACAGGCAAGGACGGCTGGCTGACGATAACCTTTACGGAACTGAACCTTACGCTCAGGGTCTTCTATTTGGACTGCAGTTCATACAGGACGCTGACCTACCTGTGGAAGGAGGGCGTACAGGCCGGCCGCTACAAGGTCAAGTTCCGTGAGCCCGAACCGATAATATAACATCATTAGAAAACTGATAATCGGCTGCATTCGGCAAATCAAGCGAGCTTGTTTGCGCTCATTTGCACGATTATTCAAACACCATTCAAACGATATAAAAATGATTCTGACGCTATATGACAGCTACGGCAATGTAAAGGGGCGCATAGAGCCCGATGGCAGCAGCACACAGGAAAAGGAGATACAGGGGGATAACCTGCTGAATCTCTCCTTCACGCTGTACGAGTTCATTCCCGTCGATGTGAACGACTACATCGACTATGGCGGCGAGCGTTACCGGGCGGTGGAGAAGTATGTACCCGCAGAGAAGAGTACCGTCGAGTGGGAATACAGCCTCCGCCTGTACGGGATTGAGAGCCTTATCAAGCGTTTCCTCATCCTGAACAATACCGATGGCGGAAACGAGGCCGTGTTCACGCTGACTGCCCGTCCCATAGACCATGTGCGTCTGATCGTGAAGAACATCAATGACGGCATGGACGGCACGACCAACTTCAAGGCCGGCACCGTGGAGGGCACAGACAACGTGACCATCGACTATACCGGCAAGTACTGCAATGACGGGCTGAAGGAGCTGGCGGAAGCCGTAGGCGTGGAATGGTGGATAGAGGGAGAGACTGTAAACCTGTGCCGCTGCGAGCACGGTGAGGAAATCACGCTCGGGTATGACAAGGGACTGACGGCCCTTGACCGCGACAAGGCCGACAATGCGAAGTTCTATACACGCCTGTTCCCCATAGGCAGCTCGCGCAACATTGATGCGGCGAAATACGGACACAGCCGGCTGATGCTGCCCGACGGTGTTAAGTACGTTGATGTCAACGTGGAGCGGTACGGCATTATCCACCACTACGAGCAGAAAGCCTTTGCGGACATCTATCCCCGGCGTGTCGGCGTCGTGGCCGGCGTGCGCTCGAAAGAGGTCAAGGACAAGGACGGCAAACCCTTTACGATTTACTACTTCAAGGACAATGACCTGACTTTCGACCCCAACGACTATGAGATTGGGGGACTGGTGAAACATGTATCCTTTCAGGAGGGCAGCGAGCTTGCTGGGTTGGGCACCGACAATGACCATTACTTCGAGGTGAACTATGACAGCAAGACGCAGGAGTTTGAAATCATCACGATATGGCCTTACAACGACGATACGCAGCTGCCCGGCGGCACGCTGGTGCCGAAACCAGGGGACAAGTATATCCTATGGAACATCCGCATGCCGGACGAGTACTACGGATTGGCAGAGAAAGAATTCCGTACCGCGGTTGACGAGTACAACAGTAAGCACGCCCTGGATGTGAGCCGGTACAAGGCGCCGACGGATCATGTCTGGATTGAGGAGACCGGCACGGAACTCTTCATAGGGCGGCGCATACGGCTGGAGAGCAGCGAGTATTTCCCCGGGAAAGGCTATCGGTCGAGCCGTATTACGAAAATCATTCGGAAGGTCAATGAGCCGGGGCAGATGGACCTCGAGATCAGCGATGCCCTCTCGACGGGTACGATGGCCAGGGTGGACAGTGCCATCGCGGATGCGAAGAACTATGCAGGAACGCTTGTCGGCGGTATCAATGTCCCCGACATTATCCGCAGCTGGGATACGACACAGCCGACAGATACCAACCTGTACAGTGCCAGGCGGACGCACAAGGAGTTCCTGAGCAAGAACAGCCCGGACCGCGCCAAGAAGAAAATCATCTTTGACGAGGGACTGGACCTTGGGGACTTCGAGTCCGGAACCCAGGGCGGCCGCCTTGACGGCAAGGGTAATGCGGAGCTGTTGACACTGGTGGTGCGCGAGCTGCTGCGCAGTGCTAGGTTCAGGGACGGTATGGCCGGTGAGGGCTGGCAGATGTGGATAGACAAGGACGGGTTGGCGAACCTGACGCTCGACAAGCTGACCGTGCGTCAGATAATGGTTGTCCTTGAAATGCTGATAGAACGCGTGCGCAGCGTAGGCGGACAGTTGGTGGTGAGTGCCGCCAACGGCAAGATAAAGAGCGTGGAGAAGACGGACGGCTACTGGCGTATCACCTTCGAGCAGGAGAATACCTTCGAGGCTCACGACCTGATGCGCTGTGCGACCTTTACCGGAGGGCGGCTGAAAAGCTACTGGGTGGAAGTGGCTGCCGTGGAAGGAAACTCCGTACTGGTGGAGGAAAGCGAGTTCGACGCTTCCTTGCCGGAGGCTGCCGACGAGTGCGTGCAGATGGGCAACACCGAGAACGCGCTGCGCCAAAACCTGATACTCATATCGGCGACCGAGGACGGCCAGCCGAGGGTGGATGTGATGGACGGCGTGAAGGGCAAGAACTTCAAGGACAGCCTGCGTGCAAGACTGGGCAATCTGGACGGTATCAAGGATGACAGGTTTCCGTCAGACAACCAACCCCATGGAAACGGCCTGTACAGCGACAACGCCTACCTGCGCGGCACTTTCCTGCTCGTTACCGGTGAGGACATTAAGACGAAGTTCGAGATAACCGAGGGGAAGATAGCAAGCAGCGTGAGTGCGCTCCGTCAGGACTTCGCCACGGATAAGGGTTACCTGAACAATCCCAGTTTTGACGAGGGACTGAGCAAGTGGCTCACGGAGAATGAGACGGTGTTCTGGCTGGTGGGTAACAAGTGGATATGGGCCAATAAGAATGTGCTGACCAAGAAAGGCGATGGCGCGAGTGTTACGAAGGATGACGGGCGTGTGGTAGTGCATATAAAAAACAAGTATATCACGCAGAAGAACGTCAACTTGAAGAGCGTGCCGGCGATGAGCACAAATACCGATGGCAAGAAGGAAGCCCTGCCGGTGTATCTGAGCTTCTTTTACCGCTGCGCGAAAGAAGGCACGCTGAAGGTGCGATTCGAGAACGTGGATAAGACCGGTTTTGAGAACTTCAACTCTATGGAAGTGGAGGAAGTGCTTACGCCGACGGAGGGGTACAAGCAGTTCTCCTGCAACGGGCTGTGGAACGGTACCGGCGACTTCACACTGAGTTTCACAGGGGACATCTACCTCTATATGCTCATATTGAGCACGGACAAGATAGAGAGCCTGACCTACAAGTACAGGACACTGTTCGAGCAAAGCGAGAAACTCGTAAAAATAGCCGCCCAGAACTTCGATAAGGACGGTCGTGTGCTTGCCGAGAGTGGCATCATGGTAAAGGCTGAGGGTAGCGGTATCTATGCACAAGGTCCCGACGGGAAACTGGCGCTCATCGGTGTAGCGGTGGAAGAGACCGATGCCGAAGGACACACGAGGACCGTCATCAAGCTGCTTGCCGACAATATCAAGTTGGAAGGACTTGTAACGGCCAATGGGAATTTTAGGATACTGCCCGACGGCAGCATTGAGGCCAAGAACGGCAAGTTCGGCGGCGAGGTCAATGCTGAGACAGGATACATTGGCGGCTTTGCCATCAGTGGAAACCATATTGGTGTATCAAGCCGTGTATTGCAGCCGGACGGTAGCTACAAAGTTGTGGATGACAGGTATGGTTTGTTCCTGTATGACACGATGATAGGCTTCAACGCCAAAGACCGACAGGCGATTTTCGGAACGTGGCATAGTCTTGGACAGCCTATGCTCACAAGGCTTGTTGACACGGCAACAGACTATACTGACAGCAACGGCAAGAAATGGGGTTTTCTACCTAAATATGGCATCATCTTCGACATAGAGAATTCCATGAGCGGCAACTTCGCCTTCGCAGGGAAAGGAAGCGGTGCACTGAATGGTTTCGTGGACGGATTCCGCTTTGATAAGGTGAAGGTGGACAAAGCCAATACCATCTATGATGTGGAGATAAAGGACAGCAACCGCCTGATTGTGGTGTGTACAGCAGGCAACTCCGGCATAGCACTTCCTCGTCTTCCTGCAATGCGTTCTACTCTGGGCATAGGCCAGAACACACCGTTTGCCTTCCGACTGACTGTTTCTTCTGACTTGGGAGCAGGAGACTTCGTGATATTCGGCCGGAACAAGACCAAGAACAGCAGGCAGGAGACACCCTGGAACAAAGAGGACTATCCGCTGCTTACCACTTGGAATGGCGAACAGTGGGGAGATATGACAATGGGACAAGGAGACACTGTGGAGTTGCTGCTGGTGTATGATCCGGAGCGCACTGTGCAGATAGACGGTTTCACCACCCAATATACGGCGAGAATCATCAACAGGCAAAATTAAAAAGATATAAGCATGAAGACTGTTTACAACCGGCTGCTGCCCCCGAAGGGGTTCAAGGCCATCAATCTTTTCGGCGTGGTGATGGTCAGGAAAGGGTACCGTATGACGGACACTGACCTGAACCACGAGGCTATCCACACGGCACAGATGCGCGAGCTGCTGTATGTACCGTTCTATGTGCTGTATGTGCTGGAATGGCTGTGCCTGCTGCCAAGATACCCGAAGCGGCACGAGGCTTACAGACATATCAGTTTTGAGCGCGAGGCATACGCTCATCAGGCGGAGCCAGATTACCTGAAAGCAAGACCGAAGTTTAATCAATATAAATCATAAAGATATGGCACTGACAGAACAGGAAAGACAGGATTTGAAGCAGGACATACTCTCGCAAATCAAGAGCGAGAGCCAGAGTGTAGCCGAGCTGCAGGAGGTGCAGAGCCTCGACGGGGTGAAGACCTTGCCGGCGATGCGCGGCGAGGAACTGGTGACCGCTCCGATAAGTCTGCTGGGCAAGCCTGCAACCGATGCGGCAGCACAGGCGCAGGCAGCCAAGAAGGCGGCAGATACCGCGGCGGAAAAAGCAGTACAGGCTGCCACCAATGCCGACACGAAGGCACAGGAAGCACAGGCGGCCGCGCAGGTTGCGAACAAGGCTGCTGAAGACCTTGCTGCGGTAAAAGACTCCACCCAGCAGGTCATTGACCGGTACGAAGATGTGGCAGTACAAGCCCTGAACGGAGCCACGGCGCGCTTTGACGGCATACTGGCAGACGCCACCATTGAGCAGCAGAGTGCCTCGGCGGTAGCCGGTGTGTACTTCATAGCCTCCAAGGGAGTGTTTGCCGGAAAGCGCGAGGGGAAGTATTACGGCAACTGGCAGGGCGCTGACCTCTACCTCACCGAGGACAGAAAGGTGATACAGAAAGACAAACTCTACCTGCTTGGCTCCGTGCTCTACGCATGGAACGAACAGGACGGCACGCTTGCCGAGGCCAGCGGCACGGGCGGCGGAAACACCATCAACGTGAGCGAGGTCTATCCCCTCGAAACAGGATACTACACGCTGGGCACAGCCATCAAGGCCGTGGAAGAGAAGCTGCGCGCCAAGGGACGGTGCGTTACCTTTGAAGTGTCTCAAGGAAAATACCAGACCAAGCAGTTTGCCGGAACCAACCTGGCGACCTGGGAGAGCGAGAGCAGCTGGGACGACTTCGGCGGTGGCGGAACAGTGAAGAGCGTAACGCTAAACGGGCAAAAGGGCACTCCCGACAGCCAGGGCAACATCAGCCTCACGGTCAACGAGACCGAGGTGGACGAGACGCTCGATGCCGGCAGTACGAACCCCGTGCAGAACCGTGCCATTACCGGCAAAATCGGCGAGATAGAAGCCGGCACACTCTTCGACAGCGATGTGACCGAGGAAGACGGGAAGCAGACCGTTACACTGAAGAACAAGAGCGGCGTGGCCATTACCCAGTTCACGCTGGCTTCCGGAGGAGGTGGCGGTGGGGAAACGTCTTCCGCCAAGATCGTGCTGGGTGCCGGCGTAGACCACAATGTCATCAAGGAAGGCGGCGACTGCGTGCTGACCTACAGCTACGACCACCGGTATGTGGGAGGCGAGGATGCCGGGCAGACCACCGGACAGAAAGCTACCATCGAGATACGCGTCCTGCGCGGCTCTATCCTTGTGTACGGACAGACCATTGAGAATGTAAGCCGGGGTACCTACACCTTAAATGTTAGCAAATACCTTCAGGTGGGTACGACCGACATCTATGTAAAAGCCACGGCGACAGACCCCGACACGGGAAAGTCTCAGGCGAAGCAGGCATATGTGAACGTGAAGGCAGTGAGCCTGACGCTGAGAAGCGACTATGCCCTCTCGGACGGAACAGCCGGAGGCGGCTATGATACAGGCGACAGTGCAGTGATACCCTATACCGTGCAGGGAACGGGCACGAAGACAGTATTCCTCTACGTGGACGGCAAGCAGCATGAGAACCGCGCGGTAACGCGCAGCGGTACCACCAACGGCAGCTTCTCCATTCCGATGCGCCCTTTGGCGGTAGGCCGCCATACGGTGCAGCTGGTGGCGGAGATGGAAGCCGGGGGCGGGCTGACGCTGCGCAGCGAGAGTATCTACATGGATATTTTCAAGGCTGGGAGCAGCCGCCCGCTGATCGGCACGAAACATGTCTTCCGGGACGGACGCATCCTTACTGACAACCACCTGACCCCGCTGCTGAAGACCGGGCAGTACGAGCAGCTCTCTTTCGAGTATGCCGTCTATGATGCAGGCGGCACACCTGCCGGCATGACCGTTTTTATGAACGGTACTCCCACACAGAACGTGAGCGTTCCGAGGACGGTGCAGACCTACACCAACCGCTTCACGGCACAGGGCACACAGAAAATGAGGCTCGTATGCGGTGCGACGGAATATCCCCTTGACATCGAGGTGGAGAAGAGTGGTATCGACATCGGCGAAGCGACGCTTGGGCTGAAGCTGAAGCTCAGCGCGGCGGGACGCAGCAACGGCGAGGCAGATCCGGCACACTGGGAATACGGCAGCGTGAAGACGGCATTCGACGGCGTGGACTGGAACACGAGCGGCTGGACGGGTGATGCGCTGAAGCTGCTCAATGGCGCGAAGGCTGAGATAGCCTTTATGCCGTTCACCTCCGATGCGGCCACCGCAGGCTGCACGGTGGAGGTGGAAATGAAAGTGTCCAACATCACGGACAAGGACGCGGGCGTGGTGTCGTGCATGAGCGGCACGAAAGGCTTCCGGATAACGGCCGACAAGGCGATGATGTACACGGGGTCCACCAAGGAAGTAGCTGACGAGGACGGCGGGAAGACCAACCAGCAGGTCGGCGTGGGCAGACAGTACGGATCAGACATGTGGGTGAAGATAGCCTTCGTCATCGGCAAACGCTCCGAGGGCAGGCTGATGGAACTGTATGTGAACGGCACGCGGAGTGCGGCGGACATCTACGGTGAGAGCGACAACTTCATGCAGGACAGCCCGGAGGGCATCACCATCGACAGTTCCGGTGCGGACGTGGAGGTACGCACCGTCAGGGTCTATGACCGCGCACTGACCGACGATGAGGAGATGGACAACCATATCATAGACCGCCGGACACTGGACGAGATGGCCGCACTCTTCGAGGAGAATGACGTGCTGGGCGATGATGGCCGGAGCATCGAGTTCGAGAAACTGCGCAAAAAGGGCAAGGGCATCATGCTGGTGGTGCGCAAGGGAGGACTGGACCCTGTGAACGCCGAGAACAACAAGAAGGCGGACTTCCTCTCCGATGTGCACCTATGGCTGCCCGACGGTCGGTATGTCTACCTGAAGAATGTCTATGTCCGCATTCAGGGCACGAGTTCGACGAAGTACCCGACGAAAAACTACCGCATCTACTGTGCCAAGGGCGAGACTCCGGAGATGTATGTGGACGGCGTGAAGCAGGAGGAGCTGAAGGTAGCCCTGCGACCCGGACAGAAGAAAGTAAAGGTGCTGTGCGCCAAGGCGGACTACTCTGACAATTCGATGGTGCAGAACACCGGCGGTGCGAAGCTGTGGAACGACATGATGAAGGCTCTGGGCTTCCTCACGCCGGCGCAGCAGACGGACAGCAGCGTGCGCACGGCCATCGACGGCTTCCCCATCGACGTGTTCTCCGCGGAAAGCATGGAAGACAAGCCTGCCTATTACGGACAGTACAACCTCAATCATGACAAGAGCGACTGGCAGGAGATCATCGGGATGAAGGGCGTTGAGGGGCTTGACCCGAAGAAAGCGGTCGCCTTCGAGTTCCTGAACAATACGCAGCCCCTGTGTCTGTTCCAGGGGAAGGCAGACCTTGATGCGCAGGCGGTCGCAGAGTTCGACAATGCGCTGGAGTTCAACTACCCGAAAGACATAACATGGGCAACCGCAACGGAGGCGCAGAAGGGTGCCTTCAAGCGTCTGTGGGGCTGGATAAGGGACTGCGTGCCGTCTGGCGCGACACCGGATGACATCAGCACCTTCGTCTCGCAGAAGTTTAAAGGCGAGCTTGGACAGTACATCAACAAGGACTTCCTGCTATGCTGGTGGCTCTTCACGGACTTCTTCGCCAATGTGGATCAGCGGGCAAAGAACATGATATGGGCGACATGGAACCTGTCGGTGTGGTATATCCTCTACTACGACGGCGACACGCAGCAGGGTGACCGCAACGACTCCATGCTGGCATACCTCTATGACGTGATGCGTGAGACCTGGGACGCGGAGAAGTCGAAGTATGCCTTCGAGGGATACGACTCCTGGCTGTGGTGCCTGGTACTGGCCAACCTGAAGGACGATATTGTCAGGATGGCTGGGAAGATTCGTACCTACCTGACAGAGGAGCGTGCGAGTGAGGTGTTTGATAAGGAGCAGCAGGGCAACTGGTGTGGCCGTGTCTACAACAAGAGCGGCGCACTGAAGTACATCAAGCCGCAGACGGAAGGCGTGATCGTGAAAGGACAGCTGGTGAAGTACCCCTACATCTATGCGCTCAAGGGCGACAAGCAGGCGTTCCGGCACTGGTTCATCAAAAACCGTTTTTCCCTGCTCGACGCGAAATACGAGACGGGCAACTTCCTTTCTGACAACATCGATATGTATATGAGCCGTAAGGCTGACGCTCCGGCCAACACCATAACGGTGACGGCCGGCGACCTATATTACTTCGGCTACGGCACGAACAATGCCCCGCACCTGCAGGCAAGCCGTCGTGCGGAGAAAGGCGGCAAGGTGACGCTGACCTTTGCGAATGCCTTTACCGTAAACGACCCTATCCGCATCTATGGCGCAAGCCGCATTGCGGAGCTGGACATGCGCGGGGCTGCGGACAACCTGACGGGCGATGTGAACCTGAACAAGTGCAAGGCTCTCAGGAAACTCAACCTGCAGACGGCCGGCAGCGGCTCGACGGGCTGGTGCATGGTAATTGACCAGTGTCGCCAGCTGACGGACATCAATCTCTACGGACAGACGAACGCCAGGACGGGTACGCTGTCAAGCCAGGAATTGGACTTCACGCCGCAGACAAGACTGAAGACGCTGGACGCACGGGGCGTGGACGTACAGGCTGTGCTGATTGCACCGGGCGCACCGGCAAAGACACTCAAGCTGGGTGGCAACATACAGACGCTCCAGCTGGGGTATCTGCCGGAACTGAAGGACAGCGGACTGACACTGCAGAACTGGCGCACGGTGAAGACGCTGCGCTTTGCCGGCTGTCCGAATCTGGACTGGCAAACCATCATCGGCAGGTGTATAAATGTGGAGCGCGTACGCATCGAGGGCATTGACATGAAAGATGACGGTACGCTGCTCGCCAAGTACAAGGCACTCAAGGGCGTGGATGCGGAAGGTAATGCCGTGGACTACTGCGCACTTGTGGGTACCGTGCACCTTACGGCATATATGGAAGACGGTGAATACGCTGCCATGCACGAAAAATTCCCGGAACTCAACATCAGACAGCCGGACTACACGGTGATAGAGTTCGACGACGCAGTGGCCGACGACGCCAACGTGACGAACCTTGACAACGGCACGGGCTACAGAAACGGAACGGCCTACATACCCAGCGGCCATGTTACGGCCATTCTGAAACAACGGCACCGCGTGCTGGCAAAGGTCACCAAGAAAGCCACCACGCGTAACGTGAACATGGCCGGGCAGGATACGACGGTGAACAATCTCGACGGCGAGATGACCTACTACCCCCTTGACGATGCCAACAGCAACAAGTACGCAGACGGCACGGAGGCGAAGCTGGACGGTACGGAAGGCGACTGGATGATGTACGAGCCGTTTTTCTGGAGCAAGGGTATCAACGACTATCTGAAGGGAAAGCACTACAGCTGCTACAGCAGCAACGATGCCGCACACAAGCCGGACAGTCCCAAGGCAACCGTGCTGACGCTGGAGGACATCAGGAGGACGCAGGGCGGCGTATTGCCGGGCAAGAAAATCACGAGCGGCAAGGAGACGCTGCAGAACTCCTATACGAACGATACAACTTACAGCGTGTGCAAGGTAGGTGTGGAAGGTTTCAAGCGTGTCCGCTTCCCAAGCGTTCCCGGCACGAACCTCATCGGTTCGGTGTTCGTGGACGCGGAGGGCAAGGTCGTGAAGTCGGTTGTCGTTCCGACCATCGGCAACAAGTTCGAGGCGGGCATGTACCTGATAGCCGACGTGCCGGCGACGGCCGTGAACCTGCACTTCACCATCCTGAACACGGCGGAGTTCGACTGCGTAGTCCTAAGTAACAGCACGCGGATAGAGGACATGGAGCCGGAATGGGTGGCGAACGACGAGCATCTCTGTGCCGTAGTCGGCTCTACGGTTATCGGTTCCAAACTACGTGCGGCCATTACTGGTGGCAGCACGACGGCAAGCATGACTTGGACGGACTTCCATTATTACAGTGTTCAGCGTGGCATGCAACAGATAGATGCGCTGATGCACTCACGCATTGCCAACCTATTCTTCGCCTGTTACGGGCGTAGGAACGCTCAGGAACAGTGCGGAGCCGGACAGCACACGAACAACCGCACGACGGGTGGCACGGCAGAGCGTGGCATGCAGGACACTATCGGCTATACGGAGGCGAGCGGCGTCAGCAGTGGCGTTACGAATAGTATCGTGGACTATGGCGTGCACCAATATGCCTGGTACAGGAGCGTAGACGAGTATGGCGGTGCAGCAGTGACACAGGTGAACAATATCTGCTGTATGGGCTATGAGGATATCTACGGGAACAAGTGGGATATGATGGACAGCGTGGACGTACCGAACGACAGCGGGAGCTATGCCAAGTGGCGGATATGGCTACCGGACGGCAGTGTGCGCTGGGTGAAAGGAACGTCGAACAGCGACTACTGGATAACGGCGGTGGCTCACGGGAAGTATATGGACGTGATACCGGTGGGCAACGTGGTGGGCTCGTCCTCGAGTTATTACTCTGACAAATACTGGTTCAGCGGTGCACAGTCCCGTGTGGTCTATCGCGGCTGCGGCTACGCGGATGCGGCTGGCGGTGTATCGTACTCGAATGCGGGTAGCGGTGCATCGGTTTCGTACTCGAATGTCGGCTCGCGTCTGGCCTTCCGCGGCAGAATCGTGAGGGCGCAGAGCGTGGGGGCGTATAAGGCGGCGAGCGAGGTTGCGTAGGCGAAAGCGCAAAGCGGGAGCGTAGCGACAAAGCGTGATGTCCGAGGAACGAGGACATCGGGATACGGGCGTAAGCCCGTCGATGTTGGTTGTAAAATTACGCCGCCTCGCTGAAAATGAGTACCTTTGCACTTGATATTACGGCGGTGTTCTCCATATCCCGTGTGGTCTATCGCGGCTACAACTACGCGAATGCGGCTGGCGGTGTATCGAACTCGAATGCGAATAACGGTGCATCGGATTCGAACTCGAATGTCGGCTCGCGTCTGGCAAACTATCAATCGGTTCCACGGCAAGGAGGGACGTGTCCCTCGATACCGCACCGAGGAGGACAAGCCACGGCAAAAGCACATATAAAGTGGAAAGCCGAAACATCAAGTGTCGGGTAGAGTTTGGTAGGCCACACCAAGGCTCGAAGAACTCAGGCCCGGAGAAAGGAAGGCTCGCCTTCAAGTGATAAACAACAAATAAGTAAAACGAAAAGATGCGCAGGGAAGGTTACATCATCGAGGAGGTAGTCGAATACTCCAATATGTCGGACTCGTTCGACCAGGTACTCCGCGGTACCAGGCGGAAGGAGAGCCGGCAGGGACAATGGCTGCTGGCGCACCGTGAGGAGGTCATCCGTGAACTCGGCGACCGTATCAAGGCCGGCACCTACACCGTCAGGGACTACCGCGAGCGTGAAATCAACGAAAACGGCAAAATACGCCGCATCCAGATCCTGACGATGAAGGACCGTATAGCGGTACATGCCATCATGGCCGTGGTGGACAGGCACCTGAAGAAGCACTTTATCCGCACTACCTCGGCGAGTATCAAGGAGCGCGGCATGCACGACCTGCTGGCGTATATCCACAGGGATATGCAGGAACAGCCTGAAACGACACGCTACTGCTACAAGTTCGACATCAGCAAGTTCTACGAGAGCATCGACCAGGACACGGTTATGGACTGCGTGAGGAGGATATTCAAGGACAGACGCCTCATTACTATGCTCGACGGCTTCGTGCGTATGATGCCAAGAGGACTGAGCATAGGACTCCGCTCCTCTCAGGGGCTTGGGAATCTGTTGCTGTCCGTTCACTTGGACCATGTGCTGAAGGACGGTTTTGGCGTGCGGCACTTCTACCGCTATTGCGATGATGGTGTGGTGCTGGCAGGGTCCAAGCAGGAACTTTGGGAAATACGCGAAATCGTACACCGGCAGGTGGAAAGCATCGGCCTGAAGGTGAAGGAAAATGAGCGCGTATTCCCTGTAACGGAAGGCATTGACTTCCTCGGCTATGTGATACGTCCTGACTATATCCGTTTGCGTAAGCGTATCAAAAAAAAGGCTGCTTCGAAACTTAATGAAGTGAAATCAAGAAAGAGACGGCATGAAATCATAGCCTCCCTCTATGGGATGGCCAAGCATGCCGACTGTAATAATATGTTTCATAAATTAACAGGCAAACAAATGAAATCTTTTAAGGATTTGAAAATCGCTTACAAGCCGGAGGACGGCAAGAAGCGTTTCCCTGGTGCTGTGGTGAGCATCAGGGAGTTGGTAAATCTCCCCATCGTGGTCAAGGACTACGAGACGGGAATCCACACGGAGCAGGGCGAGGACCGCTGCATCGTCAGTATCGAGCAGAACGGCGAGCCAAAGAAGTTCTTTACCAACAGCGAGGAGATGAAGAACATCCTCGCACAAATTAGTGAACTGCCGGACGGCTTCCCGTTCGAGACGACAATCCGCACGGAAACCTTCGGCAAAGGTAGGACCAAATATGTTTTTAGCTGATGAGAGTACAAGGAAGTGCGGAGGTGGAGTTGCTGGAATGCACTAACCCCGTGAAAGGAAAGTGGCGCGTCCGCTGGGACGTGCGGAAACATGAGGACGGCTCGGCGGACTATATGGAGCAAGAGTTCGGGCACCGTCCTACGCTGGAGGAGATGAAGGGCCTTATCCTTGCATGGTACAACGCAAAGGTGGACGAGGCGATATTGTCGGGCTTCACCTACGAGGACATGCCCGTGTGGCTTTCGGCGGAGAACCAGTTCAACTACAAGTCGGCATACGACCTTGCCGTGCAGACTGCAGGGGCAATCTTGCCGGTAACGTTCAAGTTCGGGACGGACGGGCAGCCGCAGTACCGCAAGTTTGAAATGCTCGACGAATTGACGGACTTCTATGTCAAGGCGATGACCTATATCCAGACTACCCTCGCTACAGGATGGAAAGAGAAAGATGCCATCGACTGGTCGGCATACGGAGAGGAGGCGGCCCATGAGTAAGGGCTGTGGCTGCCAAACCGGGATATTCCGCTGGTTCACTCCACCGTATGCTGGACTGTTCTACGCGGCGTGCTGCATCCACGATGATGACTACGACCGCGGGGGCAGCGAGCGCGACCGGAAGGCGGCTGATTTCCGCCTGTTCGTGAACTGCTTCAGAAAGATTGCCAAGAGCGGCTTCGCACCTGCAAAGGCGATGTGGTGCGCCTTGGTGGCCTTGTGCTACTATTGGAGCGTCCGGATGCTTGGAAGCAACTATTTCAAGTATAGTGGATAGTTAGGAGAGTCCCCTCGGGGGAGGGATATAAAAAAGCCCCCGGCCTGTTAATACGACGCCAATCATTTTAACAACACACCCATAGG